TAAACTTCTTGTACAGATCAAGATAATCAAGTGTAGAGATACCGCAAAGAACATAGGCATAGTTCGTGCGATTCATAATATGAACCTGCCGTTCCTCTACATGCCCCCAAGGAGAAAGTTTTCTTGCGAACTTTTCACCGAACTTTTTACTGATACGATGATACAAGTAAGGAATATCAAAGAACTGAATATTCCAGCCAGTGATGACATCGAAGTCCATTCTAACCCAAGCATCTACAAACTTGGAGATTAGATTAGCCTCGTCATTACAACGAATATACCGTACATCCTCACGATGTGCTGTATATTCTCCGACACCGAATATCCAGTAAATATTTTTATAGAAAATAGTGATCGCTGTAATCGGTTCATTTGCCTCAACAGGATCAGGGAAACCAGACTTAGAACCAACCTCAATATCAATGTTAGCGACTTTAATTAAATTAACATCGTAATCTAACTTAGGATATGTCTCGTTGATAAAACAGTAGTCAAACCGATTAGATCCATAGATCTCAAAATTATCAACATCATTATACTTGCGGATGAACTCGCCAGCTTCTTTGATAGAACCTTGTTGTATAGATTCTACTGGCGTGCCATCGACAGTCCTTAACTTAGAAGGCTTGTTGGTGGGAATGTATAGAGTTGGCTTATAAGGAACTCGCTCGTGGAACCGCTTACCATTGCGATACCCACGAACGAGCACATTGTCACCTCTACGAAGAAAGTTCGTATAAAAATCCATGATGTAATTATAACCTAGTTTTAGGAATTAAGCAATCAGTCCACGCTTGTAAACTGTTTTGCCATTTTCTTTCATAGCTGTCAGTATTTCGCCACGGTTTTCAGTCGTGTGGCTCACATGAACCCAGCCTGAGTCAGGAACTCCAGGAGTGTAAAACTCAAGGATCAGCTGATCAAAGTCAGTGTTGTCAGCAATCCACTGAGCCACTTCTGCGTTCGGGACTCCTGGAACTTCAATATCTACAGCTTCACCTTTACAGTGCTGTGATCTTGATGAACCACCTACCTTCGCATTTAGTTCTGGACCACGGTAACCGCTGTTGATTACTGTGACTCCGAACTGATTACGAACAGGCTGAACAACCTCAGCGAACAGCTTTTTTGCTGCTGAGAGATGCTCTTCAGATGGCGTGTTATCGATTCCATGTCTGAGTGCAGTTTGTGATTTAGTGAACTCTTGTAGAGTGAAATTTTCAGATAATCTCATTACTTGATCTCAACGGTTTTCGGCTTCTTAGACTCCGGAATAATTCTTTCTAGAGCAACTTTGAGCAAACCATTAATCATCTCAGCATCCTTAACTTCTACATTGTCATTCAAGTTGAACATGCGAGTGAATGGACGGAATGCTAATCCATTGTAGAGATAGTCGTTATTGTCGTCGTGAGAGGCACTGCCTTTGATAGTCAATTTATCTCCAGCGACATTAATTTCTATATCAGACTTACCGAATCCAGCAACTGCCATTTCAATGACATATGTGTTTTCATCAGTTTTCTTGATATTGTATGGAGGATAGTTGGGAATGGTTTTTTCAAATGTATCATTGAACTCTTGTAATCTGTTCAATACATTATCATAACCTACAAAGAATTTATCAAAGTCTTTAGATGTAAGACTGGTCAAAGATGGGAATTGTGCTGTCATAGCGTTCTCCTTTTCAGCGAGTTGTAATTAGACTCCCATTAGGCGAGTCAAGTTTATTTATTACTTCTTTTTGCCAATATTATACTTGGCAACTAAATTCCACTCTTCACGTTCCTTATAAGGCAGGATCTTAATTTGACTGAGTGGACTTGTCGGTGATTCCGATCTTGTCGGATCCACCAAACCTATTAACCCCCATTCGGCGAGTAAATTAATTATGGTATTTCTTCTAGCCATGTCATCTTCGTTTGGCCAGTTAGTCGGCTTGCCATCAAGTGCAAATAATTCTTTAAAATGTACGATGTAATACTTACCCTGCTTGTGCAGAATATGACAAGATTGAAACAGTGTTTTGTCTCTTTTTGAAGCGATACCGATGCGCGTCAAAGTTTCACGAACCTTTAAAAAATCATCTTGTTCTTTGAGCAAAACCTCAATCATCGATGACATGTCAAAAACATTCATTTAATTCCACCTTGTTCTAACTTATTTTTTATTGCTTTTATTTGTTCTTTGGTGAGAACTTTAGCTGCTTCTGCTGCTTTTGCATAGGAGTAATTGAAGTATTCCATCAGCAGTTCTATCGTAGCAGATTTGTTTTTCTTAATCCAACCAAATCTTTTACGTTTACGCACTGTATTTATTAAAAAGTCGTATTGTAATTTATTGTCTATATGGGAGTTTAGATTCATTTCGTTTGCCAGACGAATAGTATCTACATGCATAGACAACGCACGATTCGTTAGAAAGGGTGAGTATTCTTTTTCAGTAGCCTTATCCTCAATGAGATATTTTTTATTCTCACTGATAGAGTTTACAAAGTCAAATGGATTCATGCAAAGTGACACTCCGACATAATCTCAGTCAGGCATGCCACTAGATTTACCTCTTGATCTGCTACGAACGCAGACTTATAAGAGTAATCAGCAATAATCAAAACTAGAGAAGGAACTGACTCAGGCTTAAAATACTCTGTCGCAGTATCATAAAGTTTGCGATACATCATGACAGGATCATTGTCAATGTTTTCTACAACCCATTTACGAACCTCTTTGAAGTTCTTTTCTTTCATGTGCTGCATCAAAGACTTCATACTCACGTCATGAAGATTGACTAATATGCCTGTATCAATCTTTCCTGTAGCTGAGTAACGCTGTAATTCATTCAACACTCGACGAAAGTCAGGGAAGTGCTTCATGATTACTTCAGCAACAACCTTCTCTTCATACTCAATATGCTCTTGAGAAAGTATTCCATGTATCCGCTTCATCAGCTGTGCTGCTAGTTTCGGCTTCTCACTGTTAGGAATCTTAAACTCAATTACAGAGCATCTTGAATGGAGTGGAGATATAATACGGTTAGCGAAATTACAAGTAAGTATGAACCCGCAATTATTACTAAACTCCTCCATGAAATTGCGAAGAGCAGGCTGAGTAGACTGGGGATTAAGGTAATCAGCCTCATCAAGTATGACATACTTGCGACCGCCATTGAAACTAACAGTACTAGCAAAATTACGGATATCGTTACGAAGAGTATCGATGTTTCCATTCATAGACCCATTTATCACAATATAATCACAGCCAAGCTCTTCTAACATCGCTCGAGCAACAGTGGTTTTACCCATCCCTGGACCACCACTTAGCAACATGTTAGGAATGTTGCCCTTGCTCACGAACTCAGAAAAAGTAGAACTCAACTCAGCAGGTAAAACTGCTTTATCAATCGTTCTGGGTCTGTATTTTTCGACCCATAGAAAGTCATCTCTCATAATATAAATCTCACAGTTTTAAGCGTTGTATTGGGAACCAGACTCTAACGCAATCCAATATTCTAAATTCATATCAGTCGACTTGAAGTGCGAGATACCTTTAGAAGAAATTTGTACATTATAATCACCAGCAATCAACTTCAGGTTTTCAGTTTTGAAGATCATGCGGAAGTCAGCATCAGCCTCGCCCACAGTTACTGAGAAGGTGTCACTCGAGTCGTTTTTAACATCTAGAGCAGTTAGCTTAATCGTATCACCCTCACCGACCACGGCGATTTCAGGGAGGCTCATGACTCCACATGCACGCTGAACCTTTTGTAGTGCATCATGTGTTAGCTTGAACTGAATCTCTGCGTCAGGGAAGTTAGGAGTCTTCTCTGGTGGCTGAGTAATGATTGATGGATCAGCATAACCATACTTCGTTTTCTGACCATTAGCATCAGAGATGACCAGAGAGTTTTTCTCGCAGTCAATCTCAGGCTCTTCAAACAGATCAAGAACTGAGATAAAACGATTCAACTCATAAATCGCAAACTCTTGTTCAAACTCTTCAGTCACCTCAGCTCGTGCTAAGATATTTTTCCGAGGAGACACAGTAGAAAGTGTATTCCCAGTTTTAAACATGATACTCGAATTAATAGTCGAGAAGTTCTTCAAGACATTAATTGTATTTTCACTAATTTTCATCATTACCTCACTTGGTCTTCATTACTTTCACATCAGCAGTCGGTGAAGCATCAATCTGAGCCAATGCTGCCAACGAACCACCAAAAATATAGCTGCCGATATGCTTCAGTTCCATCCATGGTGCATACCAAACTTTACAACCTGCAGCACGAACATACTGGCAGAACATGTAGTCCTCTGAAAGATATCGCTTAGATTCAGGATCAATCAGTGCCTGAAAGTACATCATAATCTCACGCGAACCATCAAAATTCTTCGTGCGAACGTGGTCAGGAAGATAGCTGAAATCTGGATATTTTTCATCAAACTTCTCAAACACCTCACGACGAATCATCATGAATCCTGTACCACCCTCAAGCACTTCTACAGGTTCAGATATCTTGATTTCTTTCGTTCCTGGAGCAGGATTAAACACATAATCACCAACGAATGCTTCTAGCTGATTCGGATTATCGTCAGCGAATCCTTTATCGACAGCCTTAGCAATCTTTTCCCAAGCAATCGTCTTCTTAGGATATGGTCCACAAAGAACATCATATTCACTGTCATCGCTCATCATCGCAGCCATGGTCATCACATAGTCTGCCTGGAACCCGATATCACTATCAATGAACATCAGATGCGTAGCGTCAGATCGTAAAAACTCATCAACGAGATAGTTCCTTGCTCTCGTGATCAGCGACTCATTAAACAAATAGAAAAACTTAACATCTACGCCATATTTTGCAGCAGTCTGAGCCAAGTCAGCAGTTGACTTGGTATAGATTCCAGCACACTGACCACCATACATCGGTGTCGCTACAAAAATCTTTCGCTTTCTAAGCTCTTCTACTGATATTTCTAGTTCCATTATTTTCTCCTCACGGATTTACGCAATTTACGCATCGCCTGATCTAAATGATATTTGCTCGCACGTTCTTTAAAAATTATTCCATCCAAGTGATCGTACTCATGCTGAAACACACGAGCTGTCAAACCTGAAAACTTTTTAGTCTCTGCTCTCCCTCTGACATCCTTGAATCTAGCACGGATACCCAAAGGTCGTTTGATTTTAACCCATAACCCATTAAAAGTCAAGCATCCTTCTTCATAATAATCTTTCTCTTCACTCACACTAACTATTTTCGGATTAAAAACTGGGATGACACTCTCTCTTTGATTCGGATCACCGATTACAAAAACTCTAAGAGGGATACCTGCTTGAATCGCTGATAGCCCGATACCCTTCATACTACACATCGTGTCTGCCAAATTATTGTACAGCTCTAAAGGATCCATCTGGGGATCATCAAAATTAAAAGGCTCTGAAACTTGCTTTATTTTAGGATCAGTGTCTGGCAGTAATTTTAAAATCATTTCTTCAAAACTTTCATATTATGATAAACATCATCAACGTCACGATATAAACTTAAAGCCCAATCGTACCAGTCTCTACCATCTGTATCATGTAAGTAAACTGTAGTACCATCTTTAATGTAGTGCCAAACACTAGCTAACACTGATGCTCGACATATGCCATCTACTAACACCACTCCAACCTCAGACCAGTTAATCTCTTTCGGTATCATGTAGTCTTGCATACCTGCAGGATTTTCTTCAAATGGTGTAGCGTAGGTTGGGATCTGCATGGTATACTTACC